AGAATGTGAAGATGCTGGTACACGCCCCGTAGTCATTACAGCCAAGCGTAAAATTAACGGCATTATGAGTGATGTACCCGTAGAAGTAACTTGCAACCCCCGTTACCGTATTTTTCAATAGGAGATAACCATGAAAGAGTTTATTCAAGGTGGTTTGGTAGCTATTCTTATCTGTGTGATTGTCTTTGGTACTAACTACTTAATGCACGGGTATGTAATATGAAACCAGTAGCGTGGACTGCGTGTTTAAGTTGTGGACAAAGAGTTACAGGCGATTCTATTCATACTTGCTCACCACAATTAAAGACACTAACAGATGAGGAAATATTAAAAATTCATGCAGAAAACCCATTTAAAGATGGATATTTAAATAACAACCTTATTGAATTTGCTAGAGCAATACTAAGAAAGGCACAAGAATGAGACCTTTATACGAAACCCAAAAGAACCTTGACGTTGAAAGGGGCGTTGCTGCCTTACTTGAGGAAAAATGGAAGTGTGAAGTGGTCAAAATGCCCATTAAATATGGTCTTGACTATACTTTTACACGGAATAAAGAGATTGCTGGGTTTTGCGAAATTAAGTGTTTAAATTACGAATTAACGCAGTTTGACCGCATGAGTGGCGGTTATTTCATTAGTATGGGTAAGTTTATTTCTGCCAAAACGCTGGTGGAATTTACCAAGTTACCGTTCTTTTTGGTTTTAAAGACCAAAGACGGCATTTGGTACAGAAAATTCACCCAGTTTGAGGGTTTAAAGTATGTGGTAAACGGCAGGAAAGACCGCAACGATTGGCAAGACGTCGAGCCAATGGTGTTACTTGAAACTAGCCTTTTTCATAAGGTCTAGTACCAGCTTTATCAATAATTAAAGACTGTCTGCGAGGATTACCCCCAACAACACTAGGAACACTAATATGTGTCCAGCGGTCAAATTCTCGAATAAGTTGGTCATATCCTATTCCCGATGCAATCACAGCTTTAACAACTTCATCGGGGGTCATGCTTGGTACACGGATGTCTGCCGCACAACCAATCCGATGCTGTGATGTGTCTTTTGATCCTACTGCGTCATTTACTTGTTTTGAACGGAACGCTGAATTAACCATAATTGGCTTGCCACCCAGTACCGTTTTAACTTCCTCAAGAAAGGCCGCTAAACGCTCTAAGTTGGCTTTTTCAGATTCGTTAGGCGTATTATTAAACTCACGGTGATCGGTGTGTGTGAGTTCTTCTAGCGTGAAATTGGGGCTAAGTTGCATTTTTATTCTTCATGTCAATAATCTTCTCAAGAGTACGACCGCCAAAGTAAAAGGACATAATTAGCATCCCCCATTGGCCTAGCAGTTCTACATACTTTTGGTTTGTGTCAATACCGCCAGCACTCATCATGGCAAATACTACATAAAAAACCAAAATAAATATTAAGGTTAAAGGGCGAATATTTTTAGATAACCAACTATCACTAGCCATATCCGCCTGTTGACGCTTCGTGAGTTCTTGTTGCTCTGCAATGTCAGCGTTAATTTGGGCTAATTCGCCATTTTGTTGCATTTCTAGCAATTTAAGTTTGGCTTGTTCTGCCTGTGCAGGATCAGGAAATACTTTATCTAGTATCTTGCCGCCAATATCGAGTAAAGCACTTAATGGAAACATTTAAAACGCCCCTAAAATAAATTTAAGCCATAAAGTAACAACTAATGCGGCAATAAAGCACCATACTTGCACTCTGCGTACTGCTTTTAAATCATGCTGGAATTCTTCGTTATCTTTGCGTTGCATATTCTCAATATCCAGTTTGATTTTTAAGACTGCTTCCCACTCTTTTGCACCGTACTTCTTTACAAAGTCTATCTTTAGCTTGGCTTCTTCGTCACTTATTTGCTTCTTATGCTTCCAAGATTCTAAAGCCTTGATTAATGCTTTTTCTTTCCTAAACTCTGCTTCTCGCCTTGCCCTTAATCTTTCTTGGGCTTGTTTGTTAGCAACATCAAGACCATCTCGCTGTATGTTTTCAATAGATTCAGATAAGCCTTTGCTTGCGGTTCTACTTGCTTCAAGGCTTCCTGTAAGGCTTTTGACGCCTTCAGATATTCCGAATGGGTCTGCCACATCATTTACTTGAAAAGTAGTGTGCTATAAAGCCAACGATGGAGCTAATGCCTGATACCACCATCATTCCAACCCAAAACCCACCCCTGCCTTTGTTAGCTAAAGCAAGCAGTTCTTCCATGCCTTCTTCTAGCTTATCTACTTTTTGAGTTAATTGGTCAACTTTTTCCCAAAGTTGGCCGTATTTAACAGGGTCAATTTCAAATGACATATCAAGCCTCTAACGCTGCAATTCGTGCTGCTTGTGCGTCTACGGTTACTTTAAGTTCTTGAATAGCTTTTACTAAATATGGAGTTAATCTTGAATAATCAAGTTGCCACATATCTTCTTCTGTTTTACCTTCAGTAACAATACCTGATAAAACAGGAGCTAATTCTTGTGCAATAAATCCAGCATCTTGATGTAAATCACCATCAGTCCAATCAAACTGACGAACCTTAACATCCATCAATTTATTTAAAACTGGGTTTGCATCGACAATATTAGATTTTAATCTTTGGTCAGAGGTAGTGTTATAAACAACAGCACTTGTAGAACCTACTCTAACTATAGAACCAATAGCAGAACCATTAACATAAAAAGCGGCATAAGCTGTACTTGCCGCAGAAGCCGTATCATTTAAAGCTATGCCATTATTTGTAGAACCATTAAAATCATTTGATATTTTTGCTCTTACTGTTGTAGTACCAACTAACAAATTACCACTAGAGTCAATACGCATCCGTTCTGTGTCAGATGTTAAAAATTGAATTGGAACATAAGAACCAGTTGTTCCGTAGGTTGCACTAATTGATGCAACAGTTCCGTTATTACCAAATTTTAAAATTGAATCATTTGTAGAAAACTGTGTACCCATTTCTCCAATAGTTACTAATTTAATTGTAGGACTACTAGTACCAATACCCACATTACCACTAGCATCTTTATAAAACTGTCCTGAACCTAGATTAACTACTCCAGTACCGCCAGTAAGTGTGCCTGTGTAAGCTAAGTTAGTAAAAGAACCTGAATTGCCAGCTTTAGAAGCAATAGTTTGCACTACACCGCTAGAGTCTTTATAAAATAACTTGCCATCGTTGGTGTTTATTGCTAATTCACCAGCGACTAAATTACCAGCCGTAGGTACATTGGTTGCCGTAGCTGAATAGTAAATCGAAATTGGAGTGTAGCCTGTCTGAGCCATAATTTTTCCTTAAAATGAACCACCAAATATACCAGTAACAGCCGTGACTGTTCCAGCATTTTGTATATCGTTGCCACCCATTTGTAATGCTCCAGTAATAGGTGTTTGACCATCTGACGCTATAGAATTAGTTAATGCGGTAGAAATATCTGTCAGCGTGTTATTAGCCCAAGTAGAACTAATACTTGTGCCTGTTACTACTGGGTTACCTGCTGGGAGTGAATAGACTCCCGATCCGTTTCTACTCATTTGGTCATACCTCTTTCAGTTCCTTGAAGCAATAATAATTTAGCTAAATCCCGTTGATCTTGTGTAAATCTTGGATTAGATACCATTTCAGGCATTTTTCCTGCTCTCATCATTGCCGCTAATTTTTTAACATCATCTTTACGCATTTTAGTTGCACCAGCCCTAGAAAGCATAGATGCGGCTTCAAAAGGGATTGCAACCGCAGGATGGGCTAATAAAGCACCGCCAGCAAAAATACCGCTAACTGGCCCAGTAGGAGTAAATCTACCCATAAAACGCATAATGTTCTGTACATTACCGCCTTCTGCCGCTTTTTTTATGGCATCTTGTTCTGATGCAGTAAATAAACGCATACGCTTTGGATTTTCAGCTAACTTGCGTAGTTCTTTAAACAAAGCATTTTCTTCGCCTGATTGGGTAAGAACATTTTTTTGAGTTCTTGCTTTTTCAATCATGTCATTAAAAATATCGGCTTTACTTAGCTTGGTATAAGTGTCACGAGCTTCTTTCCAAGCCGCTAAACCTTCTTTTGAGCCGCCAATAATTGCAGTATCAGGCACATTAGCAATGTAATTATCAAAATCAGCCTTTAACATGGTTGCCAAGCGTCTTTCTTCAGGATCAGCACTTTTTTGTGCTCCCATAATAAATTTACGCAAAGTATTTAATTCGTTAAAATCTTTGGTTGCAGTTATATTTTTTAATTCAGACAATGCAACATCAATTTTTGGGTAAAGTCTTGGGTCGTAACCTTCTGCCCGTAAATCTTTGGCAATGGTAGACATTGTTGAACCAAATGCTTTAGGGTCAAGTTGTACGCCTGAATCTCTAGCTTCTTTAAACAATTCACTCGATTTGTTTTTAAGAAAATCTTGAGATGGAGTTTCTGTTAATTTGCGACCAAGATTTAACCCAGTAGATGTATTTAATGCAGATAATGTGCTTCCTACAATTGGCAATCCAGCACCAATAGCCATACCTGTTTTAATTTTGTTTTCTTTAGCTTGAGCAAATTGTTCAGGTGTTAAACCAACTTCTTCGGGTGAAGTCATGGCTGTAGCACCGCCAATTGCTGTGCCTTTAGCTACATTTCCTACTAAATTGGCACTTGGAACGGCTTTTTGTGCAAAACTAGGCAAAACACCAATAATTTCATCAACAGTTTTACCTGCTTTACCAGTATATTCAGCTACTTTAGGGGCAAATCTAGCGGCAGTAGTTTCTAAAAATGTAGGTGCTCCCACCTTTACGGGTGACATTAAATATGGGGCGGCTTCACCAACTATGCTACCGCCTTGCAATATACGTTTACCAATATTTCCAGCTTGTGCTTGTGTACCTTTTTCAAGTTGATTAATGGTATTTACCATATTGTCACCAGTAGTACCACCACCTATGTATTTATCATACGACTGTACTAATCCAGCAGGTAATTTAGCCGCACCAGTAGCAATGTTTATAGGTAAACCAGCAACAGTTGAAAATGCTTTGCGAGTAGTATCTGTAAACCCAGTAGGTGCAGAACCATAAGAAGAAGTGGTTAAGGGCAACCCACTTGTAGGGTCATACTGTATATCTTCAGCACCTTGCGTAAACATATTGCCCTGTTCAGGCTGTGCTTGTGACAAACGCAAACGAGCGTTAGCCATAGCTAATGCTTTTTGCTGTTCTACTGTCATTTCCATAATGATTTCTCTGCTGGGGTCATTACAGCCCAAACCGCTGGGTCAACTCCAGCAGGCACTTTAGATGTTTGTTGCGGTGCGTTTGCTTTAGGAACAGCTACTGGCGTTGGAGCAAAAGTCCAATCCAAATTAGGTGCATAACGCTTGTATAGCGTTTTAATTTTTTCTAAAGCGGCTAAACGATCTTCAACAGGCAAATTAGCGTTAGCAATATCACCTGCGGCTCTTTCGTACAATTTCACATCAAGGTTACTTTGTTGACCTTCAAAGCGTGGTTGTGTCATTACAAGTTTTGTTCCCAAAATGTCTAATTGAGCATCAATAGGCGATCCTGATGTTGATGCACCAAAGAAACGATTGGCTTGTTTCCATCCTTGTTCTGCATAACCAGCAGTTGCTTTTGGCAATATTTCTTGAATTTCTTTAATTACTGGATATGCTTCATAAGCATTTTTTACATTGTTTTGCAATGTTGCTAACTGTTCACCAGCTATTTTTCTTTGTTCTTTAGGGGCAACACCAGCCATATTAACTTGTGGTGGAACTGGTAATTGATTTGCATTAAGAGTATTGCTTGTTGGTTGCATAGATACTGCATTTTGAGCATACGCTGGTGCATTAGGAGCAATAGATACCGCTGGTGCATTTTGTCTAATAACAGGGCTAGTACCAACTGGTGCATTATTAATAGGAACAGGGTTAGCAACAGGAGCATTAGAGCGACCGCCACCACCAACAATAATTCCCTCATCTGCTAATCTAGCGGCATCAGCAGGGCTCATAGATTTAGGAATTCTTTGCAATACTACAGTTGGATTATTTGGATCACGCAATTCAATTGCCGTGCCAGTATCAATTTGCAATGGAGCACGGAATTTTTGACCGCCTGAAGCAACTTCTTTAACAGTACCATCAGGCATTGTCATGTAGCGTTTTTGACCTTCAGACAAATCAAATTCTTGTGGCAACATCTTTTTCATGCCAATTTCTTGCAATCTAGGATTGTAGGCTTGTGCCGCAAAACTATAGGCTTCCATTGGATTTTTAGGTAACAATTGATTGAATTGATTAAGTTCATCAGTATGTTGTGCTCTAATAGCTTTAGCTAAATCAATTTGGGCTTGGTCACCTTTTTCTATTGCTCTTTGACCTACATACATATTTGCTAAGTTAGCAAGGTTTTGAGTAAATGACGGAGCAACAAAACGATTGCCAATCATTTGACCTTGCGGTGCTGGTTGTTGCATCAACATTTCAGCCATTTTTTGTTGGCGTAAAATCTGTTGCTGTTGCAACATCTGTTCAGGAGTAAGTGTTCCCATATCAGCGGCCATATTAAACTCCGTACTGTTGCATATTGGCAATTTCGTTTGGTGTCATATTGCTATAAGCATTGCCAGCACCGTAAGTAGTGTCAGGAATGACTTTGCCAAACATATTAGTTGTTTCACCAAGTTTAGGTTGTTGTTTTTGTTCACGCAATGCTTTAGCCATAGCAACAGGGTCTATGCCAGCTTGTTTTCCGTTTTGCGTCATTCCTGCTTGCTGAACCAATTGGTTTTGCTGTGCAAGTGCCGCTTGTTGATTGGCTTGTTGTTGACCGATATTTTGAAAAACAGGCATTAAACCCTGTTGATCTTGCATTGGCTGACCTTGAAGAATATATGGGTTCATATTAGTCCGTAATCTACGACTTTATAGCCGTCATTTAGGGTTTTAACTGCGTAAGGATAGACTTGCTCTACTTCTTGAGCCATATAGCCGTAATGAACGCCTTTACCAGCTAATTCATGGTCTTTAAATTCAGGTTTGTATTCAAACTTGTACACAGTCAAGCCGTTTTCAGCTACGCCAATGACTTCAATGTTTTCCTTAGTGCGAATATCTGACATAGCCATAATTCCAGCACCGCCAAGACTTATTAAGCCTTGGTTAAAATTAGCTTGTTGTGCCACTTTAGAGTTAAAGTCACCCATTTGGGCGTTGTAGCCCATCTGAGCCGCACCTAAATAATCAGCACCGCCTGTCGTTGCTTGTTGAGCAGAATTTACAAAACTAGGGCCTTGAACTTGTGCTCCTGATCTAACAGCGTTTAGCGTGTTTAATGGTTCGTTACGCAAATAGGCTTGTTCTTGAAGTCCTTGTTGACGGGCTTGTTGACCAATGCCAAAACCTTGTGTAGTTGCACCTAAAAGTAAATCATTCTCACGCTGAGATTGGCTCATCATTGCCCGTTTATAGGCTTCTGAACCTACGGGAATACCTTGATTAGCTAATTGAGTGCTTAATGCTTCACGACCTTGGTCAATTTGCGGTTTAAGGCGTTGCATATAAGCATCTTGATAGCTTTGGCTGGGATTAAAACCAGTTGTCGGTAATTGGCTTGTATCAAACGGGGTTTCCAACATTTTGTTGACATAACCTAAACCTTTACCAGTTAATTCACCAAGACCTAAACTGGCTTTATTTTGGTAATCTAAAAGTTGTTGTTGTTCAGGCGATAAAAGTTGTGTAGCAGTCCAACCCTCATCTTGATTTGCTGGGGCTGTTAAAAAATCCTCTATTCTTGGGGCTTGTAATTGATTGCCGCCTAAAGGCACTTCAATTCGTTCGCCAGTAGGACTGTATGCCCATTGAAATCCATCTTTAGGTTGAACTGCCAGTCTAGGTTGCATTGGATTTGGGTCAGTTAAACTGTACCCTTGTGGCAATGCCGCACCTTGTTGAGATAGTGCTTGTTTATAGGATTGTTGAGCCTGTTCGTATCCTCTAGGGTCAAATTTACCCTGTTGGCTATATACCAATGAACCATAAGGTGTAATTTGATTTACACGGTTAGCCGCTGAAGCCGCTCTAGCCGCTTCTAAATTTCCTGCCGCTGTTTGTTGTGCCGCTCCTGTGTAATCAGGTGCCGCTGGAGCACTTTGTGCAGGCCCTAATCCTAAAAATCCACCACCACCCATGTCATTCTCCTCTTGCTGTTCTCAAAGGGCATTTGATGTCGAGCCAACGACAATCTTCACGCCGCATAGCCATAATCACTAAGTCACCATCCATGTGAGCATCAGGTATTTCGGCTATTACTTTAAAACCAAGGTGTCGGTTTAGTTTTAGGGCAGATTCATTATCTGCACAAACTTGCCCTAGTATAACGCTAACTCCTAGTTTATTAAAGGGATAGTCAAAAACTGCCCACAATAAATCACGACTTGACCAATTTACCTCATCTACTGCCGCAACATGAATTTGACACGCTTTTGGCATAAAACCACAATATCCAACCACCGCCACTAAATTGCCGTCAATTTCTTGACCTATACATACTGTTTCTATTGGTAATGGGTGGTTCATTAAACGAACCAGCCAATCCCCCATATATTTCTGATTATCGGTAGTAACCCTACGCAATTATAGAACTCCACCTTTTTCCATTACATAATCGGTTGATGCCCAATGAAACTCAATACCTTGCGATGCTACATTGATGTTAATAGACCCTGCAAAACCTGTTCCAGTCACGCCCTGCCAAAACTTAGTGGTAGTCAAACCACCACCCCAATTAGCCTGATCCCACTTAGCTACATCCCAAAGACCAATATTAGTTATGGAAGGGTTAAATGCAAGTTGATTGGTAAGCGGAACGGTGTCAAAATCCGTGCTAATACCGCATAGAACGGTCGGTAAGCCGTTATCGGTCTGTAGGATAGGGCGTACAAGGATAAAGCGTTTTAACTGCCCACGGCTATCAAAATAACTATAGGCTTGTTGTGCAGTTGCAACAATGTTAGCACCTGCGTCTGATGTTTGAGCGTAAAAATTGCCAACAAATCCACTAGAACCAAAGTAAATCTTGTTGTCAGCAGATACTTCCCAGCAAATAGCATTGATACCTGTGAATTTAGCCCAAGATTTAGTAATTGTGTGCATTACATACTGGTCATAACCTGTGCCGTTAGGAATATTTAAAATCAACATATTCTCACTAGCAAAATAGTTAATTTGCCAACCAAATTGAGAGTAATAAAGAGTAGCCGCTTGGCTTACTGCGTAATAAATCTTGTCTGTTAGGTTAATTCGGGGGTCAAGGCGTGAAGATTGCAAGGCGGCTGACATTGGTACTAAACCGTCTTGAGTTAGTAACAATAAATCGCCAGCCCATTTAAAAAAGCATCTGCGATTGAAGGTTTGACCCATTTGCCATACACCGACTTCAGCCCAAGCGTTAGGGTCACTAGGGTTTGTACCCTTGTAAACCATGACTTCACCCATGCTAGTAACAAAAGCGGATAGGTCATCTACGCCATAACCAGCATCAAGTGTCCAAGTACCCATCGCTTGCAAGAATCCGCCTGAACGGGCAATAGCACCTAAATTAAAGTCTAAAGCTGTACCACCAATAGATTGCACGGGCAAATACCAAAATGTCATGCTGTCTTTTTGTACAAAGAACAGTCTGTTTTGGCACATATTGATGTTAATTAGGGTATTGCTGTTTACCCCTGCAATACCGATTACTGTGTAAATTCCGACTACAGTTGCATTTGCCGCAGGTGCGGTAAGCATTGTGT